TAAAAAAAAAGCCAATCATTTCTGACTGGCTCCTAACTTTAAAACAAAAAAATTAAACTATGAAAAAACAAAGATAGTGAATTATTACAATGTTTCGTCAAAATCCTTCCTAATTATTGTCTCTATTTTTTTGACCATATCATTAAAATAGGTTGTTTTCTGAACGGTTGAAGTATCGGATATGCTGTCTATAAACTCTTCGCAAAACTTAACTTGTTGCAGCATATGCTTGGACGTTAGTTTTAATTGATCGTAAATTTCTAGTTCAATAATTTTTATGCAAACCAATTGATGCATTAGTTGGTGTTTTTTCTTTGGATTCATAATTCCTTCAATTTTAAAAATTCATCAAATGAAACGGTTACCTTTGTTTTTGAAAAAACACGAACATAAAATTCGTTGTCACTTTCAAATTTCGTGAAATAACATTCCATATTACTTCTAATCAATGCTCTTTCGTTTTTCCAAATCGGCAATCCTGTTGCTAGTTCTTGAATTTCTTGAATTGTAAGAATAGTGCAATCTACTTGTGTGTTGTTTATTGTGTTCATAATGTCTCTTTATTTAAGCGTGAATTAATTATTAAATATTTACCGTCTTTTGAAAAGTAGAAACTACTTCTAAATATTTGTAAAAATTTGTAGTTTTTTATTCTGATAAAATTTTTTTCTGAAATAATTAAGGGTCTTATTTTGCTTTTAATTCCAAGCCTTGAGCATCTTATTCTTATGCCTTTATCTGTCATTTTAAGCATTTTTGCAACTTCTGATATAGTGTACATAGTTTTTTAAATTAACCCGCTAAATGAATAGCGGGTTTTGATTAGTTTTTAAAATGGAAGCCCATCTCCTTGCTCGTTTTCCTCTGCAAAAGTTTGCGGTTTTGCTTGATTTGTAGCTGAAGTGTTTGTTGGGTGGTTTGCAGAAGTTGCGTCTGTACACTCAATTCTCCAGCCGTTTAAACTTACATAAAACTTACCGTTGTACTCATTTCCACGAATATTAATAGAAACTTTTACCTCTTGACCAACTGAATAATTATTTAGCAAATCACATTTGTCCTGCACAAAATCAATCGGGATTGATTGGCTGTATTGCTCGTCTGTAACAACAACTACTGTTCTTTTTTTGAAAGTTCCCGCACTTCCTACTACTTCTGTTTTTCCAATTAAATGGATTTTCCCAATTACTTCACTCATGATTTTAATTTATTTATTGATTAATTTATTGATTAATTTATGTTTTAATTTTGCTGTTTCGCTATCCGTTCTTGCTCTTTCAGATTCCGATAAGGCCAGAAAAACATCGCGCAACAATGTTACTGTTGTTGCATTTGCTAAATTTTTGTCATTTTTTAGTTGCTCTGGAGTTAATTCAATAACTTTTGCAACCTCTTTTTCAATCGGTTTTCTGTCGGAATTATCAATGTCGTCTTCATCAGTAGCAATGTGGAAAAACTTTAATAAAAAGTATCTTTCTGCATAAGTCAACGCGCTTCCAAGTCCTTTTTCCCAGTCGTTTTGACCATTTGCCCCAAAACTATTTTCGTCTTTTTGTCCGCTAATAACGTCAATCCAAGTAAACCGCATCATTACTTTTGAAAGTATTTCAGATTTTGCTTTTTCGTATTGCGTTCCTATACCCGTTTTGTAGTCCATACGTTCGTTTTCAATGCTTAAAACTTCTTGCTTTAGTATTAATCCCAATTCGTTCATTAAAGGCTTTATTTCTCCTAAAACTTTGTCTCCCGTAACATATCTGTAATTATTACTTGCCTTGTCTTTTCCAAGTCCGTTAATTTTGGTTTGTATGTAGTGCAATTTCTGGTATAAATTTTTATCTTTTTCCATAACTAAAATTTTATTGTGATTGAATCCTTTCGGGGAGTTGTTGAAACTTTTGGTACTTGGTTTCCGTAAGCATCAAATGTTTCTTGCTTTTGTGCTAATTTTAGTTGCTCGGTGCGTGCGTCTAAGTCAGCTTTTATAGTTTGGTAAATTTCGTCATCTGAATAATTTACCGTGTTTCCACCATTTGTAGGCGTAAAAGTAACTCCCATTAATTCGGTTTTTTCAGTTGGTAAATGATTTCGTAATTTAGAAACTGCCGTACTTATTACTTCTTGCAGTCTCACTAAACTACATGTTAATTCTAAAACTCCAACTTGTCCGTTATCTAATACATTTTGCACTAAATTTTCGCCTGTTTTAATAGCTTCTTTTTTGGTAAAAGTGCTATCATACAATGTAGCCATCTCTTCGGCTCTCATTTCAAAGAATTGTAATTTACTCATAATATTAATAATTTTTGTTTAAGTTAGATAATGGTTTGTCGAAATTTGGGTCTAAAATAATAACCTCGATTTCTTTTGCGGTTGTATGTAGCAATTCGTTTACTCGCTTTAATTCCGCTTCTAGCGCAATAATACGAGCGTTTTGATATTCAATAATATTTTCCATATATTTAAGATTTTAAGATAAAAAAACTAATTGCGTCATCAACTGATAAACGTCTGTTGTATTGAGTTGAAATTTCTTTTGCAGAAAATTTACAACTACCAATAGCACTTACAATTCCTTGTGAAACACTATTAATATAAGTTAGTTTTTTAGCCGATGAAAATTTACGTCCACTTGGCTCGTGTTCTGGAGACATAAAGTCTAAATGATGATTTTCCATAATATTAATATTTATTTGTTTTGACAAAAATACAACTTTTATTACAATACGCAAACTTTTAATGCAAAATAATTAAAAATATATTTATTCGTAGTATTTATTTGCTTAATTGAAAATTATTATTATCTTTGGTAAAAATAAAAGAGATGACATTTTTAGACTTATTATTAGTAAAGTACGGATCGCACGAAAAGTTAGCTAAAGCGGCAAACACTTCTAGACAAGTAATCACTTATCAAAATCAAATTAAGTGCTTAAAACACCGTAATTCATACGGCATACAATTAATTTTAGACATTGGAGAAGACTTCGACGAGAGCTTTACAAATGAAGGCTTTCAATATTCGTTTAAGTTTATTAAATAACGTTTTGTGGCTTTGCGTTCGTTGGGTATTTCCAGCACTAAAGCCGATTGATAGTACAAATTTTAATTTAAGCACAAATGATTATAGATAGCACTAAGCCCCCAATGACGCAAAACCACTGTTACCCGCTGTTTCTTCTAAGAGGCGTAAGTGTTATAATTGCAAGTTTGCTGGACCACAATTTAAAGTTGGTAATTTAACTCATTTACATTGTGAAAATGAAGAGTTACTTCCAATAGAAAAATGGGAAAGCGGAGAACTTACTGCATGGGATTCTTTGCAAATATTTAGCGATACTTGTAATAATCACGAATTTAAGGATTCTGTTGTGAAATAACTACTAACAGTTCTCGGCTTTGTCTAGTGCCGTAAATTCAAGAATAAAAATAACAAGTACAAATTAATTTTAAAATTTAAAAACAATGATTGAAAACACAAAACAAGCAAAGGCATTAGTCAAAACCGATGTAGGCGTTTCGGTCTTATGTCGCCCAAAAGGCTCTGCTAAAAAAGTATTTAATGAGTTTTGGAAAGAAGCAAAAAAAGATACTTGTGATAGAAAAACACTTGCGTCAATTTCTTTCGATGCTGGACATTCATTAAGACATCAAGAATATGAGAAAGCACTTTGGTGGTATAATTTGCCATTATCAAAAAAGAAACAAGTATTTCAAAACCGTTTTTTTGATGATAAATTTGATATGAATAAAATCCATAAAGAAACAATTACAATATTATATGATTTGCATCTCTTACCAAAAGAAAGTAAAGAAGAGATTGCTTTAAAAAGAGCAGAAACAGCTAAAATTATAAAAGATTTTAAAGATAGTGGTCGAACGATATGTATTTAGACTGACCGCTAACGTTTTGTGGCTTTGCGTTCGTTGGGTATTTCCAGCACTAAAGCCGATTGATAGTACAAATTTTAATTTAAGCACAAATGATTATAGATAGCACTAAGCCCCCAATGACGCAAAACCACTGTTACCCGCTGTTTTTTCTCGGAGATATTCAAATTTACAACGGAAACAATATTGATGTTTTGCAAACGCTTAATCTCGATTTATCTAAATGTATTTTTGTAAGCGACCCGCCATTTAATATTGGTTATCATTACGACCGTTACAATGACAAAATGCAAGAAGATGATTATTATAACTGGCTTACTGAAATATTTGGAAGCCACAAACAAGTTATAATCCATTACCCTGAATATTTGTATAAACACGCTTATAATAGTGGAATATTTCCTGATAAAGTAGTGAGTTGGGTTTATAATTCAAATACTGGGAAACAGCATCGAGATATTGCATTTTTTGGAGTAAAACCTGATTTTAAAAAAGTAGGTCAAGATTATAAAAACCCAACGGATAAAAGAATTGCTAAACGTATTGCTGATGGAAAAACCGCAAGACTTTATGACTGGTGGGAAATTAACCAAGTAAAAAATGTTAGTGCAGAAAAAACAGCACACCCTTGTCAAATGCCTTTGAAAGTAATGGAAAATATTATCGGAGTTTTGCCCGATGATTTCATTATAATTGACCCATTTTTAGGGAGCGGAACAACTGCTTTAGCTTGTCAAAAATACAACCGTAAATTCATTGGGATAGAACTTGACCCAAAATATTTTGATATTGCAAAAAATCGTATTTTCAATTCGGCAGGGTTATTCCAAAATTGCGGGTAACTATTAGATATACGCAGTTTTATTCGTTTTTAACAAATTAAAAATAAAATTATGAAAATTACAAAAGAACAAGCTGAAATAATGCTTAAAAAAATGCCTGAAATGGCTGAAGAGATTTACAAAGATTTTCCTGAATTGAAGGCCTCAATGGTTGTAGATAGTTGGGAAGATTTACCGAGAATTTACGGTTTTTTTATTAACGATGATTCAAAAATAATTGAATGCAACTTAATAACAAACTTTGTCAAAGAACACAAAAACGTTTTCAAAACCAAAAAGCAAGCTGATTCCGCATTAGCTTATGCGCAATTAACGCAATTAATGGCTGATTGTGGAGACTGTGATGTTGATTGGAGTAGCACTGTAAATAAGTATAGCATCTGGCGTTCTGAAAGTTTTTTAGAATCAATTAGTCATTGTTCCGTGTTCCATTTTTTAGCTTTTAACACTGAAAATATCCGTGATGAATTTTTACATAAACACGAAGCCTTAATCAAAACTTTTTATCAACTATAATCCCAAAACAAAGCCACTCAAAGTGAGTGGCTTTTGTATTTAATATAAAAGTATAAAATTGGAATAACTAAAAGTAAAAGCCACCAGAGCGAATAGCTTTCCCGCTGGGTTTCTTTTTTAATATTTTCGGTATTTTCTTTAATTTTTACCGCTACTTTACTTTGGGACTGATGCAGTAATTTACTTTTATCGGTCTTAATTTCTTTTACTACCTCTTTTTTTAAATCTATAGTACGGTCAACTTTAGCGTTTTGCCAAGTTGTTGTAGTGGTTCCGTTCTTAGTGCTTTGCGTCTTAATTATAGGTTTTAAAACGTCAATAGGTTCTAGCTTTTCACTGCTAAAATCAGTCTCTTTAACGGCTTCTTTTATAG